CACCCTCGTTAAGAATGAGCAAATAGAAGCTCAGACAAAACAGATTCTTCTTGAGACAATTCTCGCGGCAGCGACTCGTCTTGATGATGACACTGTGCTTCAGCAAATATGTGAACTCTATGATCTTGACTGGGAAGAAGTTAAAAAGAAAATCGAAGAGCAAGAATTCGAAAGCGACACAGACGCTGACGACGACACTGACGAGGACCAAGACACGCCTCCTCCGATTGTTACTGAAAACGAAGATGAAAATGTTGATCCAAATCGTATCGACAAAGGCGGCGTCATATTTAACGTAAAACAGTAAGGAGCTGACCGATGGCGAAATACGATATCACGAATGTGATCCGAGGCGACACATACACGGTAAACATTAACCTGAAGCAGGATCTGACAGGATCGACTGTTTTCTTTACTGTAAGCCCAGAAGAGAATCCAGAGAATGACGATGACGCGATAATCAAAAAGGTTATAACTGAATTCGACGAACCGACCGAAGGAAAGTTCTCGTTTCAGCTTTTGCCTTCAGACACGTACGAGATTGAGCCTGATCTTTACTGGTATGATATCCAAATTGTTCGAGGTCCTGATCTTGTTCAATCGACGCAAAAAGCGCGCTTCGGAATTGTCTCTGATATAACACGAAGGACAACAGCATGAGCGACATAAATATTGAATTGAACGAATCACCAAAAGTTATTGAGATCGAAGCTGAAATCTCAGCAGCAGGTCCAGCCGGTCCTGCAAATAGCTTAAGCATTGGAACGGTCGAAACCGGCGCAACATCTTATGCGGAAATTACCGGAAACGCGCCGGCGCAAACACTTAATCTGACATTAGAAAAAGGTGAAAAGGGTGATCCAGGAAAAGACGGATCAGGCGTTAGCATTCTCGGCACATTACAAAATGAGGGCGCGCTTCCAAGCTCAGGTGAGCAAGGTGAAGCGTATTTGATTGCCGGTGATCTTTACGTTTGGTCTGTTTCAGATTCTGACTGGATCAATGTTGGAACAATTCAAGGTCCAGCAGGTCCTGCGAACACGCTTTCGATCGGGACTGTTTCATCTGGCTCGACTCCTAGCGCGACGATCACTGGAGCTAGTCCGAACCAAACTCTTAATTTGACGCTCGTAAAAGGCGACAAGGGTGATAAAGGCGACAAGGGTGATAAAGGCGACAACGGCTTGAACAATACACTTTCAATCGGAACTGTTACGCAGGGTGAATCACCTGCCGCAACAATCACAGGAACGAGCCCGAGTCAAGTGCTCAATTTGACGTTACAAAAAGGCGACAAGGGTGATAAAGGCGACAAAGGTGATAAAGGCGACAAAGGTGATCAAGGTGACGGCGATATGGAAACCGCGACTTATGATCCGAACAATGTAGCGGCTGACGTTTTTGACATGGATAATATGGTCGAATCTGCAACAGCTAAAATTATGACGGCAGAAGAACGAACAAAGCTCGAAGAGATCGAAGAAGTCGGTGATGTATTTGGCCCAAGCGGATCTGTCGAAAACGAAGTCGTATTGTTCTCAACTGGTACAGGAAAAGACTTAAAACGCGCTGAGGGTTTAACGTATAATGCAGGCGAGCTTCGAAACGACAACGGTCTTACGATCGCGACCGATAGCGATAGCGAGTTAAAGCAAAAAGCCGGATCTGTTGAAATGAAAATGTCTCAAACAGGTGGTGTTGAGATCACAGGCGCCGGTTTGAAAACTCGATTGAATCCACGTGCCGCAAATATGACTGCTACTCTAACACCTGATGTGTCTCTCGTTGATTTTTATAGTATCGGCAATCTATCGAGCGCCGCGACAATAAACGCGCCTACAGGCAACCCTGTGAACGGAAACAAACTAATGATTGCGATCAAAGACAACGGAACCGCGCGGGCAATTACGTGGAACTCAGTATATAAACCGATTGGTGTAGCGCTTCCAACGACAACCGTCGCAGGTAAATGGCTCTATATCGGGCTGATCTATAACGCGACGGCTTCAGAGTGGCACGCGATCGCTTCAACGGTTCAGGTGTAATATATGGCAAAAGTTCATACAATACAAGAAACATTCAGCCAACCGATTGATTCGGCTAAATGGTCTGCGACTCACATATCAGCAGTTAACGGGCGTGGTGTGTTTTCGCTTCCGCAATATGCGCAAGGAATATTAACGACTCCAGATAATCATGATTTAACTAACTCAAGTATATCCGCAAAACTTACACCGACAACGCTTCCGGTCGGTGTTCAGGCTGTTACGGCAATGCTTCAGATGGGTGTGCAAGGTCCTAACAACCCAGCTATACATTCGAATGAGGAATTACGCGTACAAATAATCGGCTACCAAGATGGCGAAAAAATATCACTTGGCCACAATAACTGGAACTATTCAGGGGCGAGTGAATATGTAACGATTAACTATAATCGCACGCTTCATGCATATATTCGCATACGCGTTTCTGGTTCGCTAGCGTATCTCGACACATCTCCAGACGGAAAAACGTGGACAGCGCGAGGAAGTTGTAATCATCGACTGACAACTCCAGCAAGCGTAAAACCTCTGTTCTTTTATATTCACGGCGAGCAACAACCCGCCTATATAGACGATATAAACGTTATTCCAAGCTCGAGCTCATTCATGCAATTCTTCCAGTAGAATAGAGCTATGGCGAAGATCAAAATCTATAGAGGCATAAAGGCAAGAACGCAAGCAGAGCTCGACGATTATGTTAAAGCCTTTTATCGTGGTGAGATCACTCCTTCAGTTGAATCAGTTGGCGCGGACTTTTTCACATTTACGCAAGAGCAAGCTGAAGAATACGCACGCTCAAACCGAGACACGTTTTCACATATATTCGTTTTTGAAGTTGATGAGAATCTCATCATGGACGAAGGACAATATGCGAATCTATTGCGCGAGTCAACTGATTACAATAAAGTGCATGCGCTCGCGCTTAAGAATCCAAGCGTAAAAGACGCCGATTCTTATGTTGCTGCACGCGTTAAAGAGCTCGGCTATGTAGGCGTCCACCGAAACGAATTCGATGAAGCTGAAATCCTTATTTATGATCGAAAAGAAATCTTGAAAGGTCCGGCGGCTCTTGCGAAAATGCCAAAGGGTGCGGTTATGATTACATCGCAGCTCGATTTTTGGAATTATGAGCTTGATCGCATATCAATCAAAAACTATGCAGTCGCGAACAATAAGCTTTTTGCGAATTACCAAAGTACACTCGCAGAGATTAAAAAAGAGCTTCGAGATTACATCGATAATTATGAAAATCTGACTTTCAGTCAGAGGCTTGAGGCTGAACGACTTTTCAGGACTGCCGGGCAAATCGATTCAATACTCGGAGGCAACTCTGAAGAAGTCAATCAGATCATCAAAGATTATAAAACTGCAGACGCTATGCTCGGTTATAACGGCGCGATGTATTCACTTGAAGGGCGCTATCGCATGGTGCTTGAGGGATTCGGGCTTGATAAAAAGTTTATCGAGAATGTAGTGAACTCACCAGTCGCAGGAAAGCGACTCTCGACGCGCCTCTACAAGAACCGCGAGAAGCTAGCGCGTGAAACTACGAATATGATAATCCGCGAGACGTCAAAAGGTAAAGGCTATGCACATATCGCGCGGCGTATTACAGAGCTCACTGAAGCGAATTATAAACAGTCGCTTCGAATTGCGAGAACTGAAGCCGGGCGTGTTAGAACGATCACAACGCAACGTGGTTATGACGACGCAGTTGATCTTGGCGTCGACGGTTTGCAAAAACGTTGGGTGTCTGGACTTGATGGGCGAACACGCGACAGCCACGGTGCTGCTGATGGCCAAACGGTCGATCACGACGAAGATTTTATCGTGGGTGACGCACGCGGTCCAGGTCCACGCATGACAGGAGACGCAGGTGAAGATATAAATTGCCGCTGCACAACCATTCCAATCGTTGACAATATCGCGCCGGAGCTTCGACTCGTTGATGGCGAATATCAAGAATACAAAACCTATTCAGAATGGCGAAAAAGCAAGAATGTTTAACAGATAAGCATAAACTGTTGTAAAATTATAAAATACTGTACAATTAAATTGCCACCTATAAGTGGGCAGCGACCACTATAAACAGCTATAAGGAGGAAACGTAGCTATGAAGTTCATTATTGACGCAATCAAGGCAAACCAAGACGAAGATGGAAAAATCGATCTTGAGAAACTGGAAACAGTACTCAAATCCGAATTCCCGAAAAACGCTGTTCCAAAAGATCAGTATAATTCAGTCGCGGATAACTTGAAGAAGGCCAACGATACACTTTCACAGCTACAAAGCGAGAACAAAGACGCAAAAGAACTTCAAGATCAAATCGAAAAGTATAAGCAAGAAGCAGCTGATAAAACAGCCGAGCTTACCAAAACGCGGAACGAATCTAACCTCCGCGAGGCGCTCCGCGAAGCTGGCGCAAATGATGTTGATTATGCTCTATACAAAATCGGTGAGCTCGAAGCTGACAGCGATGGAAATTATAAAGATATCGCTTCAGCCGTTGAGAACTTCAAGAAAGACAACGAAAAATGGTTCGTGTCTGAGGGTGAAGGTGATGGCGAAGGTTCTGGCGGCGAGGACTCAAAAAACAAGGACGATAAAAACGGTGGTTACAAACCGATTGACAACGGCCTTAAGAATGGCAAACCTGGCAGCGGTGAAGGCACAGCCACGCTAAAAGACGCCATTACAGAACATTACAATAAAAAATAACGGAGATTTAATCCATGGCAATTACACTTGCTGAAGCAAAAGCAACTATGCAGGATAAAGTTCTGCAGCTTGTGATCGATGAGTTCCGTCGTGAATCACGATTGCTCGACCTCCTTACCTTTGACGATTCTGTCGCTCCTGGTACCGGTGGTTCAACATTAACTTACGGTTATACTCGTTTGAAGACACCTTCAACCGCTGGTGCTCGTTCAATCAACGAAGAGTATTCACCCCCCGAAGCAAAGCGCGAAAAAGCTACTACTGATCTGAAGATCTTTGGTGGTGCGTTTGAGCTTGACCGTGTTCTTCAAGACACTTCAGGTGCTCTTAACGAGATCGACTTCCAGCTTAAGGAAAAGATCAAGGGTGCGCGAAACTACTTCCACTATCAGGCTATTAACGGTGACGAAGCTGCAGACGCCGAGACTTTCGATGGTCTTGACACAATTCTGACCGGCTCAAGTACTGAAGTTGGTACGGACGAAGTTACTGATCTAAGCACAACCGTTGACAAGGACACCGCGCTTGCCCTTCTTGAGCAGCTCGACAACTTCCTTTCACTTCTTGACGGTAAGCCTGACGCAATTATGGGCAACACCAAATTGATCAACAAGATCAAGGCTGCTGCTCGCGTTGCTGGTTACATGACTAGCGGCGAAGACGCATTCGGTCGTACTGTAGAAGGTTACAACGGAATTGAGCTCATGGACCTTGGTTCATACTACAATGGCACTACTACAGTCCCAGTTGTTCCGATCGTAACTCGAACAGTTAACAGCGAAGAGACAACCGGCTTGACAGATCTTTACGCAGTATCATTCTCACTTGACGGCTTCCACGGCGTAACTCCACAAGGTGGCGTTGGTATGAAAGCTTACTTGCCTGATCTAAATAGCCCTGGTGCTGTTAAGAAGGGTGAAGTTGAAATGGTTGCTGGTGTTGTTCTTAAGAAAACTCTAAAGGCTGCTGTTCTTCGTAACATCAAAGTTCAATAATTAACGTAATCTCGTAGGAGGGAAAACTACTATGGCTTCAAAAGAAGATTTACTAGCCGAAGCAGAATTGCTTGATCTAGCTGTTACTGCTGACAACACTAAAGCTGAAATCCAGGCTGCTATTAAGCAGGCTGAGCTTGGTGAGCAAGATGGTGACGACGGAAACACAAATGACGAAGGTTCTGATGGTAGCCAAGGCACTGCACGCCGCGAAGCTCAGGAGAAAAATGTTCCTGAGCACGTGACGCCGCCGCCTAAACCGCGACCAACAAACAAGCCTGTCGCGAAAGCTAAACGCTACAAGATCACGGCTCCGGTCGAAGGTTATAACGGTCTGAAGCGCGGCGTGGCATTTGCTGACGGTGTTGGTGAAACTGAAAATCCTTGGTTTGCTCAACGTTGCCGAGACGCTGGCTATAAAGTCGAAGAGGTTTAATTATGCCTCGCATGAAGAAAGGTGATGACGTCCGAGAGGCGAATTCACCATACATAGTTAAAAGCTTAAAAGCTCACGGGTTTGTCGAAGTTGATTCTGATGAATCTAAAGATGAACCTGTGACGCCACCAAACACTCACATTCCTGTAGAGGGTGAGAGTGAAACCGAGAAAGTTAAAGTAAGGAAAAAATAAATGATTATATCGCTCTCAGACGCACAACAGATCAATTCCTCGGTAACGCAGGCCGATCTTGACGCCTTTGAGCAGACGATCCGTCAACTTACTGCGAACACCTTTCAAGTTAAAGGTGTTCGCGCCCACGGTATAACTATTGCGGGCGACGCTGTTTCGTTCAAACGAGACGCGTTGACGAAATCAATTATTGAAGGCGACACGCTTGAAATGCACGGCGCGGGCGCGAATGATGGTTTATATACTGTCAAAGCGAAAACTGAACACCACATTACGTTGGATCGGCCGCCTCGAGTTTCGGGATCATTCTCGAACGCAATTCTCTCGCTTGTCGTTTATCCTGCTGACATTCGAGCTGGTGTCTA